TAACTAAAGGTTTGTTTTTGAAAAAGAATTAGGTGTGCACGAACCGTGCAGTGTGCGTGCACAGTTGGCACAAAAAACCCCGCACTGGGCGGGGTTTGAGGTTTTCTTTTGATTTAATGAGGTCATGGACCGACTGTACGCGCCTACTTGCTGGCAATCAAGTATTTGTTTGACCTTCCGTCTTTGCTGGCAATGACGACACCGTCATCAGCAAGAGAATTAAGCATGGCTTCCTTTTCATCTGTTAACAGCTTTCTGAAAGAAAAGCATTTTTGCCCGATGTCTCTAGCCGTCAAAGGTGTCTTGTTGCTCATAAGGACTTCAAGAACAAGCTGCATAGTAGCCGGCTTGCCGTCCGCATCCCGGCTACTAACCTCAAGGCGGGGCATCGCCAGGCGCAGGCAGCGCTCACACCACGTCAGACACCACTGCATAATCTTTGGCGTTACTACTGGGTACTCGGGCGACTCCCACGAAGAAAGGCACGCTGCCAGCCTTATGGCCGTTTCACGATAGCCGTACACGAACCCCTTATATTGTGACCTGGCGTCGACGTCCATGTATGCGTACATTTTGTCGCGCCAATCTCTTACCATTTTGCTAACAGTGGTTTTTTCCCATTCAACCACCGTAACACTTGGCTCAATTCCGCAGTTCTGCTCAGCGCCTGCCATACCCTTTACGTCAGCCAGCGACTTTACTAGCGCAGCTACAGACTTTGGTATGGGCTTTCCGCGTTCGGGGTGATGCCCCTGCATAACATCACCGCCTGGGATGATAGCCATATCGTGAAGAGTGCCGCGCCCGTACTCGTTGCGTGATGCCATAGAGTCAAGATGGGCCTCTGATATAAAAGCCAAAACCGTGATAGAGGGCGAGTGAATATCACACTCGCTAATTGTTCGCATTTTTTGACCAACAACGCCGGCAGCTTCCGGGTCAAGGTACTGAGTGTCGCCGCTGTAGCATTTTTGCAGTGCGCTCAAGACACCTTCATAAGCCCCGTTGGTTTGCCGTTTGGCCCCCTGCACAAGTGTTCCATAGGTGTCTGTCACCCAGAACAATCTAGGATGCCGGAACAAGTGCCGGTATACCGCTTGCCTGGTTGATATGTCACCTGTGTGTAGGGCGTTACGTTCGCCCAGCTTTGCGCATAGGGTCGCTACCGGGTTAGTGAGTAGCCGAACCCCTGACAGACTACTATCAGTTACGCCAAGGTAAGCCGCCGCCGGCTGGCCGTCGTGTGTTACGTATCGACGTGAAGTTACCGAACAAGCAAAGGCAAGGACAGATTGTGTTAATGCGTCTTTTTTTACCGTGTGGACGCCGCTGGCAATCCACTGCTCGGCATCCCTTAAAGCGCCAACGGGTAATGGTCCAGGGTGCGGGGCTGTTATTACCTCCGGCTTTCTTTCTTCTTTTGGCTTAACGTGGTCGCTCAAGTTTTTGACAGTTTTTCCCATTATGCCGTCAACCATCTTTTGCGACTGCTCATCAAGCGCAAGCGGTTCCCGATCAATCCCTAGCAGCTTTGCCGCGCTGCTAACCGCCGCCGCCATATTGCCGTTATGCTCTACCTGACAAAAAACACTAAACGCATCGTGTGAATGACCATCCGCCAATGGGTCGCTTCCGTGATGACTATAGACGCGTGCGGGTTCACTATCTGGCAGCATAATAACGCCAGGTATGCCGCTTGTGCTGTTCGGACAGCGCCACCGCTTGCCGGCCTTTTTGTAGCTGTTTGCCTCTAATATATTTCCAGGCTCATAATTTTGATTGAATTGACCTATAACCCCGCCGTTTTCATTCTCGCCCTTGTAGGCTTTTGGAAGACATCCAACTGCAATAATATTTTCTTTTTCTTCAGCCTCTTTTCCCACATCAAAAAAACCTAGACCAAGCCCTGATTTAATATTAATAGCCGGTAGGTCAGTGTTAGAAAATGATTTATAGGGCGCGTCGTGACTGACTTTATTGGGGGCATAAAATATCTGTTGCACACGCGCCTGAGACTTATCGCCCCCCATTACAATGCTGGCACCCCTTGCGATAGAAAAATAATCGTCAACCCCTAAAGGCGAAAGTAGAGGAAGTAAAACCTTCCATCGTGATCCTTTGCCATCCTGAAGGTGGCTAGAGGTAGTAAACGCAATGTGAGCAACCCCTCCATATAAGGATAATATTTCACTTTCATCTACATTTCCTTCATCGTGATCTACAACAATCGCCCAGTACTGGGAAGCTTCGGCTGATTTTTTTGTCTTCCCGGTGCCATCGTGGGGCGCAATTACGGGGGCGACCTCTTTTTGACCAACCCCCGGAGACTTTGCCCACTCCTCCATCTGTCCGATGGTAATGGATTTAAATAATTGGTGGTCGTTTACCGACCTGAAAACCGAAAACTTCGCTTTTTGATTCATTTTATGACCCAAATATTTGAATTCATAGCAAAAATCCCCTTCCCACGTAAAAGTATAATGGCGCTTTTGCCCCCTTGCTCATATTACACGGTGGGCATAACATCTGAAGATTGCTAGCCCAATTGCTACCGCCAAGAGCTAGAGGGACTATATGATCGACGTGATATTCGTTACCTAAAAACTTTGTATAGCAAGCTGCACAGGTTGCTTTTTGCAGCTTCAGTATTCTTTTTATGTCTTCTATTCCGTGTGTTCCGTCTGCGTTTCTTATTTTTCTTTTTCTGTTTCTGTTGAGTAGCCTGACTCTATCCTTATTGTTTTCTCTCCAAGCACAGCTCAGCTCCGCGTACCTTTCCTTGTTTTCCAAGCGGTGAGCCTTTGACTGGGCTAAAAGTTTTTCTTTGTTATCTTGGTAATGCTTTGCTTTAGAATCCGCAACTTTCTCTTTGTTTTCATCTACGTATCTCTTTTTTGATACCTTAAGTGTTTCTGCATTTTCCTCACGCCACTTTTTATTTCCATCTCTTCTTCTTTCTGCGTGCTTTAGCCTTGACGCTGCATTAATAGCGCGAGCCTTTTCAGGGTATTTTTTTCTATAGGCAGAAGATTTTTCAGCAGAACACTTTAAGCATACCCCGCTTGATATAGTTCTTTCAGCGACATGACCGCTTATGCAAGGCTGACCCGTAAAAAATCTTTTTTGCCCTGAAATTATGGCTTCACTTCTTGAAATTATTTTCATAAGTTCCTCGATAAAAGAAAGCCCAAAGAATATAAACCCCCATCATTTTTTCTCCAGGTAAGAAATTATAGCCACCATCACATCAAAGCTAGGATTTTTTGCAGTCCCGTTCTGGATTCGTCGCAGCGTTTCGTGGTGAACGCCCGTCTTGCGGGAGACTGCCATCATGTTTCGGTCTGCCAGCATTTCTTTAACTTCCTCTAACGTCATCATAGTATTTTTTCCTATTTGGTGTTGACTGTCACTAAATTATGCATTATATTTGTTGGGCAGTCAACGAATAACACAACGCAAAGAAGGAAAGAAAAAATGACAGAGCACACTATAGCCCAACTCGCTAAAGATTGGAGAGAAGCAAAAACCGCCGAAAACACCTCAAGAGATTTCCGGCTAGAAACCGAAGGAAAAATAATTGACTTGGTTGGAATGAAGGCCGAGGGAAGTCAGACCCATGACGCCGGCACTTACAAGGTAACGGTAACGTCTAGCATGACAAGAAAACTGGATGAGAAAAAGTGGAAAGATATAGAAGATAGCATTCCAGAGGATCTGCGCCCCGTCAATTATAAGCCGTCTATTGACCTTAAAGGCATCCGTTACCTTCAAGAAAATTACCCGGACACCTACGCAATCATTGCCAAGGCACTGACTGTAAAACCAGCCAAGCCAAGCGTAAAAGTAGAGGACAAATAATCATGGCCTTTGATCTATCAAGCATTCAGCAAGGCGCTGACCCTCGCGCCCCTTTAATTGTTATTCATGGCGCTCCAGAAGCCGGCAAGACAACATTTGCTGCCAGTGCACCAGATGCAATTTTTATCAGGGCAGAGGACGGCTTAGGCATTAACAACGTGCCGACATTTCCCGTTGTTCAAACCATTGACGATGTCATGGACGCTATTGCATCGTTGTATTCAGAGCATCCTTATAAGACTGTTGTTATTGACAGCCTTTCTGCTTTGGAGCCGCTAATCTGGGATCAGGTGGCAAAGGATCAGGGCAAAGATAGTATTGAAGATATTGGATTTGCCAAAGGATATATCTTTGCCATGGAATATTGGCGGGATCTTGTTAAGGCTGTTCTTGGCCTGGCAAAACGTGGCGTGACTCCTGTTCTGATTGCGCATAGTGACATTGTGAAGTTTGATCCGCCTGACGGCGAGCCTTATGACCGTTATCAGATTAAGCTCCACAAGCGGGCGTTTGCTTACCTTTATGAGCAGGCTGATATTATTGGCTTTGCACATAAGCCGGTATACGTTAAGAAAA